TCTTCCCATTGCGCCTCGACGTCCAGTACGACGTCATAGGTGACGCCCTTGTGGCGCACGATGATTTCTTTCTCGCTCACTTGGCAGCCCTCCACTTGTTGCGAAGCAGCAACGCTTCCCAAGCCTTGCGATAGTCGGCGGTCATCCGGTCTACCAGCTTACGCTCCAGAGGCGTCAGCATCTTCCGGCCTGGCTTCGCCCTGGCTTCCTTGGGTGTCTTGGCGGTCCTCATCGGTCGCCCTCCCTGTCTCGGATGCCGAAGGTGTCGTTGCGCACGAGCTTGAACTGGTCGGTCGTCATATGCCGGATGACGCCGTCATGGTCCAGGACGACCGCGAAGACGTCGTTGGAAAACGACCCTCCGTCGCGGACGTAGATGAGCATCCCGTAGCCGAGCGGAGTCTCGACCAGGATGGGGTTGCGGAATTCGTGGATCATAGCCCGCACATCCCTTCGCATTCGGATTTGAAGTCGAAGCCAAGCTGACCCTTGTCCTCGTCGGAGTCGAAGTCGATTTCATCGAGGGGCTTGCACAGGGAGTGCAGGTATACCTCCATATTCATCGTCTTGTTGTTCTGCTTGTACTTAGCTCGGATGACCTTGTCGAATTCGACGGCCTTGGCGAAGTGGACAGGGTCTTCGTTGCGGAGTCGTCGCCATTCCTCGTCGGAGTGGAACGGACAGTAGTAGCAAGCCGACCGGGGAGGTTCTGGGAAGCCGTTGGCTTTCAGCCACTCCTTGCAATGTGCGCGGGTCATTCTCTTCTCGATCAGCGGCCAGCGGTGCTGCGTCCACTTGTTGCCCGCCAGTTTCATGCGTTGCATCTCGTCGTACGAGATGCCGATCCATTGGGTGATGACCGTCTCGGTCTGCCCCCTGGTGATTCCGCAACGCTCGCGCAGCTCCTTGAGGATAGGCGCGACCTTGTAGTCCGCCGTGCATGATCTGCCGATGGCGGCGGTGATGTCGCCGTTGGGCTTGACGCCGTACAGCGGGATGATCCGTTGGATGCGGTCGTTGCCGGTCTTCTTGTGCTTGAACACCTTCAGACTGTCCTCGGTCAAGTTGCCCTTTGTGACGCGGTAGACCGGAAACGGCAGTTGCTTCTCCAGCCAGTCAAGCCAGCGGTATACCTCGGTCGGCTCGGCCTGCGTGTCGGCGAAGATGGCGAAGTCCGGCATCGGACCAATCTCGCCCTTGGCTGCCATCAACGCCAGGCACGACGACTGGACGCCGGCTCCTAGGTTGAGGACGTTGAACTTGGTGGGGGGCGGGGGATTGAAGTAACTCATTGTTTTTGTTTTAGGAAGATGACTCGGTCGTGGTAATGCCAGCCCTTGCCCTTGAGGTAGGCGCGGACGGTGGCGGTGGCGGTCTTGCCGTCGGTGCGGATGAGCAGGGTGACGTCGCCCTCCTCCATATCCAGTTCGACCTTCTTTTCGCCGGACAGGTTCTCGATGGCGTTGACGATCAGGTTGTCGGCCCAGGCTTCAAAGCCTAGGCGGTTTGTCATATGCTCGTCTAGCTTCACGGCTTCACCTCCTGGGCGTCCTTGATGATGGCGATACCGGCGAGGATGGCGTCGTTCATACGCTCAACCTCTACCTTCAGCCTGTCATTCTCGGCGCGAAGTTCGTCCAGTTCCTTCTGTAGGTCACCGAGGGTGTCGGCGAAGCCTGCGTCGGCGGCGAGCGTCGCGTCGTAGATGACCTTCAGCACCTCCTTGCGGAGGGCGGACTGGTAGGCGTCGCGTTGATCGGTGATGCGACCTAGCTCCAGTCGGAGCGTGACGGTCGGGTCGTGCTGTTGTTCGTTACTCATTGGGTGTGTTGGGAGGGAGAATGATGGCGTCCTCGACGGACTTCAGTTCGTTGGCGACTTGCTTCATCGACTCAAGTTGCTTGCGGCCTTTCTCGACCAGGTCGACCAGCTCGGAGACGGACATCTCATGCTGGTCCTTCTTGCCCTTGTTGCCGAGGTGGATGGCAGCGGCGATGGCGGACAAGCCATGCCCGGACGCCTCAAGCGTCCATCTTGCGGCCTGGAATCGTACCTGCGGAGGAGCGGACGGATCGGTGAGCAGGGATTGCATCACCTGCCACGCCTGGGTCGCGCCGCCGGTCTTGATGTCCAGGTCGCGCTTCAACTCGATTGCCTCGCGAACCTTGTGCGAGGACAACTGGGAGTTGCCGTCGGCGAAGCCTGCGGTCTTGCCGGCCTGCACGGCGTTGCCGCCGTTGGCGACGTACGCGGCGACGAAGGCTTCCTGCTGCTTGGTCAGCACAGGATCGGCGTCGTGGCGGATGACTAGGCCGCCCTTCCATTGGTCTTTATCGTTTTGCTTTGGCATCTTGTTTGGTTTGCTTCCAGTTGAATCCGTTCTCGACGCACCAACGATGGATATTGACGTGCGGTACGCCGAGCATGAAAGCGACGTCGCCTTGGGTCTTACCCTCGGCGGCAGCCCGGACAATCACACTCTCCCACGTTGATTTGTCGTACTTGCGACACTTGCGGGAGCGTACCTTTTTGAAGCCGATGCCAAGGATTTCCGCCCAGTTCTTGATGGTCGTGACGGAGAAGCCGAGGCGTCTCGCCACCTTCGGCATGCAATGTCCGGCTTCCGCCAAGCGTCGAAGGTCTGCGCGATACTCGCAGATCCTGGCGGCGCGTGACGCGAACATCAGCCGGCCTCGGAAGGACACGGCTCCCCTGTTCTGGAACCGCAGGATTGGGGACTGGATGATTTCGCTCATTGTGCGGCATTGAGTATGGCGGCCTTGCGCATCTTGCGTTCGGGGACGAAGTCGATGCGGTATCCGTAGCGGGCGAAGCCCTGCATGCCAAGGTTATAGGCAAGCCACGTCTCGCCTAGGTTGGGCATCCTGCCTAGCTTGTAGGTCAGTTTCGACCGCAGGTAGGACAGCCAGGAGGTGGCGTACTGGCGGGCGATGACAGGGTCGGACGCCTTGGAGTACGGATAGGTGGGCAGGCCGGCTTGGCGTCGCGCCTGGGAGCAGTCGTCCCACGCATCGCGATGGAACTGGAAAGGTCCCTTCGCTAGTCCAGAATCTCCTAGTGGTGTGGCTGCTCCACGCCCGGAGGATTCGATATGTTCGACGGCATCGACCCAGTGCGTAGGCATAGGTGCGAAGGCCGCTGAAGCCATCAGTATTTCGGTGATCATGTCGGTGGTTGGGAACGCCGACTTTGATGCCTTACTTACCCTTGGCAATCTTCTTTTTTCCAATGGTTTTCTTTTTCCTAGCCCGACCAGTGCCGGAGATGGGAAGGCCGCCTGCGTCGCCATATTTCTTGATGCCTGCCTCGACAATCATGCGACACCTGTCCCACAGACTTACGTTGTCGCGACCGTCGTCGGCCATGCGGATGATGGGTCTGTTGCTCACGGCTTTCGGATGATTATACGCGAGTCTTTGTCATATTCAAACTCTTCCCAATCCTCTGGCTGATACGCGCCAGAGTTGATTTCCGCGCCGACTTCGTCCGATGCGATAGGACCGGTCGGGATGTCCAACCACTTCTTGTCCTTGCCGCCCTTGGCGGCGGCGGCGACCAGTACCTTCTGGACGAGCATGTCGTCCACTAGATGTGCGAATTCCCCTGGGCCGATGGATCGCAGGATGGACGGCAGCTCGCCGCGTCGGCGGTACAGGCCGGACTTGGCGTTCTTGCCCTCGATGGAATAGGGATGACCCTTGCGGGCGGCTAGGGTGACGGCGGCGACAAGCCAAGCCTGCCGCTCCAGGAAGTTGACGTCGTTGAACTTGTCCTTGTCGGTGACGTCGATGAGCGTACCGATTTCCGTACGCAAAAGCGTACGCTCGGAGTCGATCATCTCCGGGTTGTTAGCCTTGATGATGGCCGCCTTCCAGAGGTGCTTGCGGCGCGGGACTAGACCCATGCCCTTCATACGGCGGTCGTAGTCGGAGGCATGCCATACGCCGATGGCGCCACGGAACGCTCCGAGCAAGGCGGACGAACCACGGACCTGGGACGCCATCTGCTCGGCGTTGCGGATTGGCTCGTCGCCCTGCTTCTTGATGTGATGGATGACGATGAGGGCTGCTCCCAGTTCGCCGCCTACTTGACTGGCTACGCGGATGAATTCGTTGATGACGGTCGCGCTGTTCTCTTCGCCGTGCAGCACGGAGTTGAGGGTGTCGATGACGACCAACTGGAGGTTCGGGATCTGCCGGAGTAGGGCGAAGAATTCCAGCCACTTGCGGGAAGGCTTCGACTCCTGGGTCTTCGGGTCACGCTCGACGAGGGCGAACGCGCCGCCAGAGTTGATGGACGGCAGGATGATTAGGTCGTCGCCGGCTTCGCGTCGGCGGCTGCCGTCGGCGTCCATATCAGCCAGTCGGATGTGCAGCTCGTCCTTGTCGTCCTCGGTGGTGAGGATGACGACCGCACCCTTGCGCATCACAGGCATACCGCACCAGGTGTCGCCCTCGCGGCGCGCGCTGATCTTCAAGGCTAGGTCTAGGACCATGAAGGTCTTGCCTGCGCCGCCTTCGGCGACGAGCAATTGATGCTTGGCGGCCTGCAACCAGCTCTGGACGAGGAACTGACGCTCCGGTCGGGGCGAGAGACTCCATCGGTGGGCAGCCCATACTGCCAGACCTTTGCCCTCCTCAAGGATGGGCTTCTCCGGCTCCGGCATCGGACCGTTGTTGTGGATGTCGTTGCGGAGCAAGCCAAGCCACTCGGTGTCGAAGCGGTTCTCTGGCCAGGGCGGAGTCATATGCGCCTGCATCCAGCCGTAGGTGGCGAGGCGCGCAGCGTCTAGGGTCATCTTCCCGATGCGGGCGGTATGGATGTAATGGCCGGCGACTCCGTTGAATGCCGACCACCTAGTCGTGCCTTCTCCGCCGGCGGCGACGTCGGCGGTCAACATCTGGACAGCCGGCGTATGCGTCTTCGGCATGAGCGGATCGACCGGGGCTTCCTTGATAGCCCATTCGGATTCGGGCATAAGCATTGCGGCCATGTTCGGATTGGACACGGCGCAAGCCCACTCATAACGCTCGACCACGACGAGGCGTCGGACGCCGGACTTGCCGTGGATAGATCCGGCCAGGCGGATGGGCTGGTGCGCGCGTCCGTAGGGGTTGCCGTCCACGCCTAGGCCGAACTGGATGTCAGCCCCGGCCTTGCGGGCGATGGCGTCGCGGATGGCTACCACCTCCGGAACGGTGACGTCATCAACCTGCCAGTAAGCGTGACGCTTCGGCTTGCCGTCTTCGGTCGTGCCTCCGGACAAGACGACCATCGTCGCCTTGCCGAAGTGCTGCTCGACGAAGGCGAGCTTGGCGTCGGTGTCGCCGGTGTCGAAGTCGGCGCACACGGTGCGGAAGACGTCGCAGTTCTCCGCCGTTCCTCGGTCGGCCTTCAAGGTGCAAGGCACGATGAAGGTGGCGACGTCGTGCTGTCCCCAGCGGGTGGTGTGGAAGATCACGGACGAGACGAACCGCTCCCAGCCGATACGCTCCGGCTCCAGGAAGATGTCCTCGCGGAAGACGCCCTCGCGAGCGGTGCCTTTCTCGCCGATGCCCCGGAGGCAGACGTAGCCCTTCGGAGCGTCGCCAAAAAGGAGGTGCAGATGCCGTGCAACGGCATCGTTGTCTACGATGGGATCCATCGTCAGCCTTGGTTGCGCTTGGCTTCGTATGCAGCGATGGCTTCGCCAATCCAAGACATCACAGGTACTGCCATTGAGTTGCCGCAGGCCTTGTAACGCGGACCATCGGGACATTCCTCCGCAGGCTTACCCTTCCAAGGGATTCTGGACCAAAATTTTGGAAACCCCTGGAGGGCTTCGCATTCCTCCGGCGTCAAGCGACGCACGGCCATCGGCACCTGGGGCGTAAGCACGGTACCAACGTGGTTGGCATCGGACGCAGCACCGGTCACCGTCTGGCTAATCTTCGACGCGGTCTGATTGTAAGCGTCAAATGCGATAGGCTCTCCGTTCTGAACGAGAGGTACGTTGCCTCCGCCTGTGCCAAACTTGGCGGCCACGGTGGGTGCTACGTCGAGAGGTCCGGTGACGCGGGAGTCCTGGGCGTGGTTTTCGTACACACCCGGCTCGATGACCGCGTGGGTCGTGCGCGTATCGCCAAGGTCGAAGTTGTTGAGGGTGTTGCTGGCTTCGGCCTCGACCCAGGTCTCATGATCGGTCGTGGACTGGGCGCGCTTGGACTTGCGGAAAGGCACGGCGGCAGCCTGCGCGCCGGTCGTGTCGATGGTGTAGGCAGGATCGCCTGGGTTGCCGACGCCTATGCCGTTCTGGTTCTTCTCCATCTCGCGTCCGTCCTGGATCGGGATGGCTTGCTGGGCCAGATGTACGGCGGTGATTTCATCAATTGCCTCCTGCGACGAACCTCCACGGCTACCCTTGCAGGTCGTGACGGTCGGGGCGACGACAGGATGCACGATGCCGATGCCGCCTTGGTTCTTTGACGGACAGGCGTTGGACGTATCTAGGGTCTTCGCAAGATCCACCTCCCTGCATCCGCTGTTAGGGTTGGGAGACTTCATCGAGTTGGAGGACAGGGAGTCGAAGCTGTAGGCCGTGGGTTGGGCAAGCCACTGGTCGGGAGAAGTGGCGATGGTGAACGCCTTCTCTTCGCTGCCGAGGAAGCCCTTGCCTGCGCCCTTACCAGGAGTGCCGCCCTGCTCGCCAGTATCGACCGGCGAACCTCCGCGAATCTTGAACATCATCGGTACGCACTTGCCCTCCTGGACGTATTGATTTCCTACGCCCTTGAAGTCCCTCGCACACAAAGTTCCAACAGTATTATCATCGTGACAAGGAGTTGGCGGTTCGGTCGGGATGACGTGTCCGCTGACGACAGACTGGTGGCTCAACTTGCCGCCGCCGCATTCGGTATCTAGCGTTCCGACTACATTAGGAACGACGACGCCCTGGAAGTTATCCTTGTCCGGCATCAGTTGATCCATCCCCTTGCGCGTAAGGGTGTTCACGACGTCCGCGCCGTTCCAGTATTGAGGGATGATGTTGGCGGCAGATCCATCGCAGGCCAACCCTGCGTCAGCACCCTTTGCCCACTTGGCGGTTACTGTTGCGGAGGCAGGGAGGAGGCCGTCTGCTCCAACGCGGATTTTAGCATCGG